AAATTAAAGTCTCCAGTAGATTCTGTATTTAATTTTGCGCCAGACTTTAGGTTAAAGTCTCCAGTAGATTCTGCATTTAATTTTTCACCCGACTTTAAGTTAATATCTTTTGCAGCTTGAATGTTAACTTTCTTACTATCTGAAACTAGATGAATACTATTTTCAGCACCAATAAAGACGCCAGAGCCTGTACCTTTAATATTAATATCAGCTTCTGCTTCTAAGAACATACCAGCTTCTGATTTGATATTCATGTCTTTGGTAGACATTATATTTAATCCAGTGGCTGCTTTTAAGTTAAGTTGCCCAGCAGATTCAATATTTACTTTGCTAGCTTTTAAGTTAAACTCTCCCCCAACAGCAAGGTTTGCATTTCCACTAATGTTAATATTGGCTTCGTTGTAGATATTTATTTTAGCTGCGCCAGATACTTCCAAATTAAAGATGTTATCTGTTCGTACATTCAATGCACCATCAACTGTTACATTACATACACCTTTAACATAAACAAATCCATTACGTTCAGTGATTGAGTAATTATCACCAATAATCTGATTGACTTGTGTGCCGTTGGCATCCCACTCAATAAATGAACCTGTTTTATGATACAAATGAACACGTTCAGATCCAGGAGTATCATCAAACTCCATTACGTGTCCTGATTCAGTTTCTGTAACTTTATTATATGGGTAAGTTGCATTATATGGAACAGGAGATTGATTCCATGTTCCACCATTGGCAATCTTAATACCCATTTTCATAGCTGCTTCTTTTTTAACAATATATGTTCTACCTAAATTATTTCCAGTAGCTAGACGATTAGTATCAGGTTCATTTTTATACTTTGGATATACACCATTTGGATCTTGAAAACCAAGATTTGGATCAACAGGAAGACCAGTGCTAATACTGCCGTCAGCATTCGGCATACCTACTGCTTCAACAGTAGTTGTTGTTGGCTCACCCTCAGCTTCTAATTTAGTAAGAAGACTTTTAGCTTGACCAACAGGAGAGTTTGCTATTTTAACCAACTCATTTAGAATAGAATCTTTAGTTGGATTCACGATACCCAACTTAGAAACTAATTCAGTAACAGATCCAGAAACATTGTTGATACCAAGATTCGAAGCAATATCTGTAATAGAACCACCAAAACTTGATAGTGAATTTAATTTTGATGCAAATAATGATTCTACATTAGTTCCTTGGCCAATAATAGATGTAAAGGGATTGGCGATACCACCGCCCCCAAGATTTGAAATCTGTGCATTTAAACTATTTGCAATATTGGGTGGTAATATGTTACCACTAGCGTCAAGGATATTAGTTTTAAGACCACCAAGATTATCATTGGCAAAACTTGTAACAGTTGCAGATAAATCGCCAAATTGTGAAGTAAGCTGATCTGTTAATCCACCAGTTAAATCAGATAAAGAAGCACCAATATCAAAACTGTTTACTAGATCTGTATACTGAGAAATTTGACCAGTAATATTACCTATTAAATCTGTAGGTAATGATCCAAGGATACCATCTAAACCAAATCCTGATAGCCCTTCTAAACCACCAATTGCATCTAATCCTGCAATACTGCCTAGATCGAGTCCACCAAGATCGAGTCCACCAAGATCGAGTCCACCAATATCAAGACCACCAAGTCCACCATCAAGACCACCAAGTCCTTCATCAGTAGCACTGCCAGCTTCTCTTGGAGTTGACTCTGCCGAATCATCCTTTGGTGTTGCTTTAACTACACCATAGTAGTCGGTACCCATATCAATTTTATCACCACCACCAATTGATGCAGTAGCTGCGGCTTTTGTAGAAGTATTTCTAAAAGTCCATTCTTGTTGCAGAGTTGACTCTACAAGACTCCATGGAGTCTTTACTTTAATCCCAGATTTTGCATATCTTCCATTTTCACCACCGTATGGATAATCTGGATAATCTGGATCTTCGAGTGAAGAAAATTCAGCAGCTAAAGATCTACCAGCTTCTTTTAGTAATTCGTCATTATTTTGATTTGGGTTTCGGTAGTATGCAAGCAACTTTGGTCGTTTACGTGCGATCAAATATTCTTGGCAAATTAAATCTTGAACACGTTCATTGAATGTTGTTTCAACGTCAATGTTAAGTGACGTGCATGCTTCTCTTAAAGTTGTAGGAATACATTGATATTTACCCACAGCAAATAGTCTATCTGGCGAATTTGGACTTAGTGCTTGGGCTGCCATAATATCTTTGATAGGTGTCTTCGTCAAAGATAGTTTTTGTCCACCAACAGTACCAGTTCCAGGTGTTGCTCCACTACCACGATTAAATGAATCATAATCTGCAGAGCCAGTAAGTTGTGCTAATGGACCAGTGATACTGTCTTCTGTTTCTCCAACATTGGCTGGAGTTGCATTATCTACACGAGCAGCTGCATCACGTTCTGGTTGAGTAAGATTATCATTATTGGAAAGATCAATATTACCAGAAGCATCAACTGTGTTGAGTGAAACATTGCCAGCTTCTAAGGCTTCTGGAGTTTGAAATGCTCCACCCAAAGTTCCCAACATCATAGGTTGTTGGTTATCTGGATCCATAAAGGTAATTAATACCCAAGAACCCTCAACTGGACCAATAGGCGATGCACCAATACCAGAAGTGCCAGCTGATGTAATAGGTGATACTGGATATGCCCAAGGCAAATCCGTTGTTGGTAAATGAATTTTATTTTCAGTATGCAAACCAACAATTCGTACCTGACATCTTCCAAGTTTTAGGGGATCGAATCTATTTTCAACACACCCTGTGTATAATTTCATCATTTGGATCTTCCATTCATATTTTTCAGCATAGATTCTTTAAATAGTTCCATGACACATTCATGTTTTTCTCTATCGATATAATGATTTATGGCGCCAATAATATAAGCACCAGATATAATTTCGTCACGTGTGTTTGTCTCACCCTTTTTCATAGGCTCTATTCTATCTACATTAATAATAACTTTCTGTCCAACAGTATAATCTGTTCTTCCTGGAACTGTGATTTCAATTTTATTGGCATCTGCTTGTCTCATTCCAGAGATTCGTTTCTGCAAAAAACTTGCATTAGTCACATCTTTCTCATTAGTGAAACTGCCGTAATAAGTTGGTTTATTAATAATCATCGCACTTGGACGATAAATTGCATTGGCAGAAATTGATGCATATGGATTCAGATGTTTCTGTTTTTCAAAATCAGTTTTGATATCGTAGTTATTGACAAAAACAGTTTTAGTTGTAATGTCGAATGAATATTGTTTAGACGCATACATACCCTCTTGAGTATTTTTCATATAATCATACACAGTTGGAATTCTCAATTCTTTAATACGCTTATATTGTTCTGATGGATTATTAATACCTTGCCCACCTGGAAGTTCATCACGTTTGTAATTATCATACACAAACTCTTGAACTACATCACTGTTAGTATAAAGAGTCTCAAGTGAAACGAAGTTAAACCCTGCTCTGTTTTCATAGAACACAAAGGTTGGTGAATCATTAGCATTCAGCGAATGATCGCACAAATAGTTTAAAGATTTAACTGGATTCCAATAATTTGAAATAAACTTAGTTGAATTTTTAGTTTCTTCAACGAAAATTTTACGTTTAAGTTGTAGTCCAAACTCTTTATCTTCCATAAGAGTTTTAGCAATCTCTGAACATCTACCTGAGTATGCTTTACTAATTCTTTTATTTAAATCAATAACAGCTTCTTGTGTGATAAAGTGTAACTCATAAACAACACTACGATCGCCAACAATTTCACGATCTGCCATTTTAAAGATATAAAAATTACCATCAATCTTAGAACCTTTAAGTGTTGGAGTCGATACTCGTAATTGAAGAAATTCTTCTCCAGAAAATGGAAATAAGTTTAACAGATCTAGTGAATCTTTAATAACTAAAGAGCCAGTAATAAATGGTGAGAACAAATCTTCAAATATCTGAAGACCAACAACTTGGTTAGTAATTTCCTGTGTGAATCCTGATGATGTGGTGATACTGACTTTCTCAATATTAACATCACCAGCAAAGCGCAGGTATTCTGAAGATCTTTGTACCATTATAATACGTCGCTAAATTGTTGAACTATCTTTTGTAATAATTGCGAAGAAATAACTTTAATCCTACGTTTAGATTCATTAATATTTTCTTCATATGCAGTATTTGATACTGACTCTGCATCTGGGTCATCTGAATTAACAGTATATCCCATTGAGTTTTCATAATGGTGTGTATCTAATTCATTATCTACACCATACTTATCTGTAATATATTGATTCAGTGCAGTATAAGTTAATGGGAAATCTTTAACATAATCGTAACGACTATTCACGAGCATGATGATCCAGTGATACTGAGAATTACCATAAAGTTTCTCAGCAACAATTTCTGGTGTTTCGCCTTCTTTAATATCATACTCATCGTAAAGAGTAACATTAGAAAGAATATCTTTTCTAAATCTTACATTACGAGTAATATCAGAAACGATAAGAACCTTTCGTTCTCCGTTTATATCAAAATCATAAGCGAATTTTGGAAAGTTTTCGAAGTACATTACATACCTGCCTTAATCTTATCTTTGTCCATAAGAGAAAGTTCTCTAAATGTCATTTGGACGTTAATTTGTGTAGGAGAACCATCAGCGAACGTATTGAATGCAGCATTTGGTGTGTAGTTAATTGCCATCTCTGTTAATACGCAACTCGTGTGACGATGGATATTTGTATTCTCTACACCATTTGAATAATATGAAATGTCAAATTCTGATGGGTATACATATAAGAA